TCTAGGGTAGAATTTCAAGATGGCTCTTTTGTGCGCTTACCCAAAGAAAAACCTCCCGTACCCGAAAAAAAATTTCCCGTACCCAAAGAAAAACCTCCCGTACCCGAAGAAGACCGTAGAACCGAACAATACAACAATCCGGGTAATTTAAAAACTATATATAACGGACAGTTAATGTCTAATACTTTATACGCAGGAGCATTACCACAAGGTTATGGAGAAACTAACGCAGAAGGCCTTCAAAAAGGTTATTTTTCTGACCCTGTTTTAGGCACTCGTGCGCTGTTTGTAGATATTAACACTAAATTAAAACGTTTTAAAGATTTGACTCCTACAGATCAAATAACGGCTATAGTTAATCAATATGCGCCTGTAGGAAAAGAAAACCCAAACCAAACAAATTATAGAAATTTTTTACTGCAAAAATTTAAAGATAATCCTGATCAAGATATTGCAAGAACTCTTGTTGAGGGCATTATTCAATTTGAAAATGACCCTGCATATGAAAAATTATATACTACTGAAGTAATAAATGAAGCTGAAAAATTGTCAAAATATAATTTTGATTGGAATAAAATTAAAACAATAGAGGACGCTAGAAAAAGCATACTATCGGCCTGAAAATAAAATTTCCGACAGCTACCTAGAGCCCCCGGCTCTGGCCCTGTCATTTAACGACCAACAGTGGCTACCCACACTTTGTTGTGGCCCCGCGTGGAGGTGACTATGAACGATAACCCCAAGACCAACGAGGACATTAAACAGCCTACCCCATACAAAAACGACTACAAACGTATTCTTGACGATCCTGATGAGGACCAGAACACCGAGGCATCGGCTACTTCTGAACAATCCGAACAGCGAAGTCAGAACAACGAGAGTACTCACGATTACAAGAAACGATATGATTCTTTGAAATCACACTATGATAAGAAGCTATCGGAATGGCGGCAAGAGAAAGAAGACCTGCTTACTAAAGTAAGCAAAGATAAAAAAGAAAATCTCAAGCTGCCAAAAACACAGGAAGAACTTGAAAAGTTTAAGCAAGAATATCCTGATGTTTATGCAATCGTTGAGACTGTTGCACATATGCAAGCAGATTCTCGTGTTGGCGATATTGAGGAACATCTTGAAATTCTCCGTGATCGTGAACGCGAACTTGAGCGCAAGAATGCTCAGAAGGAACTTCTAGCCCTTCATCCTGATTTTCAACAACTCAAAGAAAATCAAGATTTTCTAGATTGGCTTGAAGAACAACCTGATAGCATTGCTCATGGTGTAACGCAAAATGCAACAGATGTCAAGTGGGCCGCTCGTACTATTGACCTCTATAAGGCAGACAGGGGCATCGGCAAAACCAAATCTAAATCTAAGCCAACAGATGCAGCAAAAGCGGTACGAACCTCTTCCAGTACTCGTGATGTTGCTAACAGTTCAGGCAAAGATAAAATTTGGTCATTAGCGGAAATTGGCAAATTAAAGGCTCATGAGTTTGAAAAACTCGAAGCTGAAATTGATGCCGCTGTCCGCGAAGGAAGAGTTCAACCTTAAATTTTAATATCCAAGGAGTAACATCATGGCTTTTGATCGTGCTGCGGGGTATACCAACCTAGTTAACGGTAACTTTACCCCACAAATTTTCAGCCAAAAAGTACTCAAATTCTTCCGCCGTGCATCTGTTGTTGAAGATATCACCAACACAGATTACGCGGGCGAAATTGAAAACTTTGGCGATACCGTAAAGATTATTAAAGAACCTGCAATCAGCGTTTCTGCTTATAATCGCGGTACAACTGTTAACACTCAAGACCTTGTTGACGATCAGATCACTCTGACCGTTGATCAGGGCTCATACTTTGCCTTCAAGGTAGACGACATCGAAGAGCGTCAGAGCCACATCAACTTTGAGGCTCTTTCAACCTCTTCAGGTGCTTATGCTCTCAAGAAGGCATATGACAACAACGTACTTGGTAATATGGTTTCAGGTGCTGGTATTGCTGGCACAGGTGGCTCAGTTTCAACTGTTGCTGCTCTTGGTTACAACACCTCAACTGCTGACCTTAACACCGCCGATGCAAACGAAGCTGCTGACTATCTAGCACTTTGTGCCCGTGTTCTAGACGATCAGGACGTTCCAGAAGAAAATCGTTTCTTTGTTGCCGCCCCAATCTTCTACGAATACCTTAGCCTTGCTGGTGCCAAGCTACTTGACTCAAGCGTTACTGGTGATGCTTCTTCACCAATTCGTAACGGTCGTGTAACAGACGGTCTTGTTCGCGGTTTCAACCTTTACAAGTCCAATGCTTTTGTTGCTGGTGATTCTACCGCAACAGACGTAACTGTTACTGGTACAGCTAACGAATACTATGTCATTTTTGGTCATATGTCTTCAACCTGTACCGCCTCACACATTGCCAAAACTGAGGTTGTTCGTGACCCAGATAGCTTTGCCGACATTGTTCGTGGTCTTCACGTTTATGGTCGCAAGGTTATTCGTCCCGAAGCCCTTGGCGTTGGCGTTGTCAGCTTCACTTAATAGAGAAGAAGGAGATACATTATGGCTACTCTCGCTCTTGATAGTGATCAGACAAGCGTTGGTCACGTTTCAACCCCACAGGTTGCATACGCTCAGTCCGTTGTAATCGACGGTACTAGCACTGCTCTTACCTCTGGTGACGTATATCAGGCACTTCGCGTTCCAGCAAACACTTGCGTCATTGCCGCTGGCATTGATGTTCTAACTGCTGGTACAGGCACAGGTACTGTTGCTCTTGGCGACGGCTCGCTAACTTATGTTGCAGCCGCTGCACCAACAAGCGCAACTCAGCTTGCTGTTGCCAACGACGTTCCAAAGGCATACGCCGCTGCCGACACTCTTGACGTTACAATTGCCACTGCAAACGTAAACGCCAAGATTCGTGTTTGGGCTGTTATGGTTGACGTTGACGGTATCAACAACAGTCAGATCGTAACTTTTGCATAGTTTTATGCAACCGGAGAGGGTGGGGAATATTTTTCCTCACCCACTCCACTTTTTACTTGACTTTTAACAAGTTTTATGGTATTTGTGTTTTCTCCCGCAGGGGGGAAACACCCCTATTAGGAATACAGTAACATGGCACTAAGCAATGCCGAAAAGAAAAAACTACAAAAGTACGGGCTGTCTGGTCTTAATAAACCTAAGCGCACTCCTAACCATCCAACTAAAAAAGGTATTGTTGCGGTTAAAGAAGGTGACAGCGTAAAAATTATTCGTTTCGGTGATCAAAAGATGGGCCACAATTATTCTGATGCCGCCCGAAAATCTTTCAAGGCTCGCCATGCAAAGAACATTGCTCGTGGTAAAACGTCTGCTGCATATTGGGCAGATAAGGTTTTTTGGGCTGGTCCGAAGGGACCAAAAAAATCTCCACCTAAATCACAGAAACACAGAAAAGGATAACAGATATGTATGGCAAACCAAAGAAAATGATGGGTGGCGGCATGATGTATGGCAAACCCAAGAAAATGATGAAGGGCGGCATGATGTATGGCAAGCCCAAGAAAATGGTGAAGGGCGGAAAAGTTGCTGTTTGTGGTTCTCGCCCTCCTAAAACCCTTTAAAAATGCCGCTTAAAAAGGGTAAAAGCCAAACAACTATTTCTAAAAACATTTCTAAACTTGTCAAAGAAGGTCGTCCACGGAAACAAGCTGTTGCTATTGCTCTTAGTACGGCTGGTAAAGCAAAACGCAAAAATGGCAAAAAGAAAAACAACAAAAAGTAAAGTTAATGAAGCTGGTAACTATACAAAGCCAGCCCTTCGTAAACGTCTATTTGAACAGATCAAGGCGGGTGGAAAAGGTGGCAAGCCCGGACAGTGGTCAGCAAGAAAAGCACAGATGTTGGCAAAAGCCTACAAGGAAGCTGGTGGAGGATACAAAGGATAATGGCAAAAGGCGTACCACACTTTTTGAAGAATGGGTCTGAGTGCAAAGGGCAGTATCACAAGATGCCTGATGGTAGTCTCCATTCAGGCAAGGGACATACAAGCAAAAGCGTTCCGCTGTTTCA